TTACTTCTATCAAATTTTGAACCCTTTCCCACTGCTCTTCTTCAATAATTGCTTTATGGTGATTCTCAATGAAATACATGGGCAGCTCCCCTGTATTCTTAACCCGTTCATTTACCAGAGTAAGCCCTGAATGAAACCTCTGATAGATGTAATTGCCTCGGTAAATTTCAGAGCGCAATATCCTTCCAATAGTTGTGTCGCACCACGCTTCTTGTCCGCCCGGAGTAGGAACAGCTTCGGATATAAGTAAATCTCTTATAGACCTTATAGTCTTTCCTTTTTCATACTCATCATAGATCAGCTTCACAACTTTTGCTTTTTCATCGTTAACTATCCATTCTTTATTTTTATCGTACTCATAGCCGTAGCCTTGAACTGTTGGCCTTACAATACCCCTCTGAGCTAGACTTCTTTTACCCCATGCAATAGCCTCACCAATATTGACACTTTCTTCCTGTCCCAGTGCGGATAACAGATTAATCAGGACATTGCTCTTATCATCAAGGGCTCTTAGGTTCTCACGCTCGAACCAAACATCGACCTGCGGTTCCAGACTTTTCAACATGTTTAAGTAGGTTAATGTATCAACAGTATTTCTGGCAAATCGAGATAGCGACTTTGTAATGATCAGATTTATTCTCCCTGCTTTGCAGTCTTCCATCATCCTCTTGAATTCGGGCCTTCCTTCAGTCGTTCTACCGCTTTTTCCGTCATCTATATAGATATCAGCTAAGATGTAGCGCGGGTCCTTGAGGATAAGATACAGATAATATGAATATTGGGTCTTGATACTTGTTTTTTGCTGCTCTAGTTCTGTAGAAACACGGACATAGGCAGCTACTTTTAATTTCTCTTCTCTCACGACAGGGACACTCGTCCGCATCACCACAGAATTACTTAATTGTTTTTGTATATTTTTAACCATCAAATTAAGCTCAAGTTTTCTTTTGGCTATCATATTCGCATCCTCCTCATCTGCGCAATTTAGATCACCCCCTTTCTCCGAGGTGGTTTGAATGCTTGTCATCACTTGAAATTCAGGATTTTTATCAAACTGTAATTTCCCTTTAGGATGTAATTCTTCAGGAGACTCTACAATATTTCGTTTTATGGGTTCGCAGCTTCCGACTTCAGTCTCTTTGCCGTCGATCCAGTAAATTTTATAATCATCTATCGAATAAATGTCCATGGAAAGAATCCACGCTCGCAAGTATTCAATAGTTGCTTTCCCTGCGAATTCTTCAAAGGTTTTAATATTCTCAAGCCAGTTTATAGAACCAAGTCGATACTTCCTATCATCTTCAATTTCTACAAGCCGATTCTCAAACTTCTCATAATCCCTTTCCAACTGAATAATGTCTTCATCTGTAAACTGAATATCTCTCAACCTTTTAGCCAATTGTATCTGCGTCAAGGCTTTAAGGCGATGAAACTCAAAGTAGTCATTCTGGTTTATCCTAATCAACATTCTTTGTAGCCGTTTAATCAGTTTTGGATCGTCAACATCAAAGCGCACTCTAAAAGCATTAAGCATTATTTCAATCATCAGGTCTTCCCGTATCGTCGGTGAACTGCAGAGGTTTTTGTTGGTTGTTGCAGTGACGCACCTAAAATAATCCCATGGTTTAATTCTATTTCTTCTGAAATTCTGACCGCAGTTGCCACAGTGGATCCGCCTTGATAACGGATTAGGTCTCATTTGTTGGGGTTTAGATTCCTTTTTGTTCTTGTTTCTTTCTTCCTGGACCCGGTCAAAGAGTTCCTGACTTATAATCGCTGGATGATGGTTCTCAATTAAATATTGATCCCGTATCCCTTCTGAAGACCGTCTTTTGTTGCTCATCAAATCTCTTGTGAGTTTCCTGGTCTTTGCGTTTCCTGTATAGGCAATGTTTGATAAGATTGATGCTATCGTCTTCGGTCCCCACAGTTCCTTCCCAAAATAAGTCCTGACTCCTCTTCTGGTTAATTCAGCTGCAATGGCATTATTACTCATACCATCAAGATACATTTGATAAATTTGTCTAACAACTTGAGCTTGCTCTTCATTGATTGTAATGACAGTCTCATTACGGACTTTTGTTTTATCATAACCGTAAGTGTGACCGATATTAACCTTGCCCTTCATCATTCGTTTTTCATGTCCCCACTCTATAGCCTGGGAAACAGCTTCAATTTCCCCTTGGGCAATACTGGCATAGGTTTTTAAGAGATAGGTCGTATCACTTCTGGTGCTTTCTATATTTTCCGTTTCAAAATAGACAGTGACACCCAGGTCCTTGAGCCGCTCAATGACTTCAATTAGCTCCTGCGCATTCCTTGAAAAGCGGGATACATTTTTGACGAGAATCAGGTCAATCCTATGTTCTTCACAGTGTCTGAGCATCCGAGTGAATCCACGCCTTAATGATGCTTTTCTGCCAGTAACCAGATTATCAAAATAGATACCGACAAAGGTCCAGTTGTCCCTACTATTAATCACATGGGTATAGTGACTTACTTGGCTTTCCAATGAGTGGGACAGTCCCAGTGAATCAAGACTCACTCTACAATAGGCTGCCACCTTAATCCCTTGACGTCTACTGTGAAGTGGACTGTCATCTATCTTTTCTAAAGGATCCCATAATTTATTGATCCACAAGCTTTTATCAATTTGGTCCATAAAAAAACTCCTTTCCTTTGAAAGATCACGCTTGCTTGTATGTTTGCATTGGTGTCAAACTATTGCAAGTACAATCTCCATAAGGTAAAGGAGTATTCTATTTACTTAGATAAATTCTTCAATGACTATTACTCGTTCTTCCCACGTCTCCAGCCATAAGCCATTCTTTTGACTCCACATTTAAATATGAACTCAATCTCATAATCTTTGTGGAGAATGCCTCTTTCAACAAGCTTTTTAAATTCAGTGGCATCAAAGGCCTCAAAGCTACTTTGGTTTTCAAGATATGTTATTAAGGCTTCTAGGTTCTGCCTCATATAGATTTCTTCGTCCTGGCTTTTGACAAGGGCTTCATGTTCCTGCTGGTAGATTTGTGATTCATAAATCATGTTTCTAAGGGTTGCATCATAGATGGGATCATTGGTGACACTTTCTCTCATGGCCATTTCACTTATGCGATCATTGATTCTATCGATGATTTCTTCCAGCTCTTCAAGCCTTTCCTTTTCATCAAATGTTAGACTTACATCCTCAATGGCTGCCTCTCCCTCAGCTCTTATCAGGTCAATCTCCTCAGTCATTTTAAGAAGCATTTCATTGTAGGCTGCTTCAATCACCTCTTCCCATACATACTTTGAGTGGCAATCAAAGTCAGCTTCTACTTTTTGTGCTGCCAGCCTACAGTGCCAAACAGTAAACTTGTAGGGCTTCCCATCTTTTTTTGATGTGATTCTCCTTCTATGAACCGGCATGCCACACTCTCCGCAGTAAAGCATATTTGAAAATGGTGCTTTTCCGCTATAGGTTCTATGGTACTTTCCGTCAGGATCATGCTTCATTTTTCTTCTTCTTTCCAGTTCCTTTTGTACATAATTCCATTCCTCTTCAGAGATGATTGCAGGGTGATTGTTCCGTATAAAGTACTGTGGTTTATGGTTCTTATTTCTGACCCGTTTGTGGGTTAGAGGGTCCAGAGTTACTGACTTCTGGCACAATGCATGGCCGCAGAATTTCTCATTTTTTAGTATTTTTAAAACGGAATCACTGGTCCATTTTGTATTATCCCTTGCAGTTTTCACTTTGTCTTTCGTCAACCTTTTTGCAATCTGGACTGAGCCTTTTCCTGATATGAACTCACGAAATATCCGTTTTACAGTTTTAGCTTCCTCTTCGTTAATGATAAGATTCCCTTCTTCATCTTCGTCATATCCTAAGAAGTATGTTGTTGGAATGTGTGGCTTACCTTGCGAAAATCTTTTCTGAACCCCCCAGCTTACATTGGCGCTGATTGTACGGCTTTCCTCTTCCGCGATCGATGAGATGATCGTGAGCAAAACCTCTGATTTTGAGTCAAGGCTGTCGATGCCTTCACGGTCGAAAATCACGCCTACCCTCTTGTCCAGATTTTTAAGCATCCTCACATAGGTTAAGCAATCCAAGGTGTTTCTGGCAAAACGGCTGATGGATTTCGTGATGATGTAATCAAATTTTCCTTCCTTCGCATCTTTTATCATTTGATTAAATCCGGTTCTGTATTTCGTGTTAGTTCCTGTAACACCTTCATCGCTATAGACCTTATAAAGCTCCCAGCCTTCTCGTTTCTCGATGTATTCTTTAAAGTATGAAACCTGTAGCTTGTAGCTGGATTGTTGTTCTTCTTCATGGGTGGATACCCTGGCATAGGCAGCTACTTTTATTTTTCGTTCTTCGTTGCTTCTATAATCAGGGTTATTCATATTCGCTGGAATGACCCTAACCCGAGGATTCATGGTCGATATAGTTCTACTTCCTTCCATCGTGATAACCTCCTCTATACTTCCCGACCACCGTCTCCTTCCCATCAATCCATTTGATGGTAAATAAAAAAGGTGACTCCACCTTAATGTGAATCACCCACGCTCTCATGAAAGAGATATCTAGTATTTTGTTAATGGCTTTATCTGAGCCCTTTAATTCCTTTAATCGATTTAGTGAAGCTTCTCTAAATTCATAGTCTCTATCGAAGTCTTCCCATAACTTAGACTTTATTGCGATTTGTTTTTCAATTTCTTGCCTTTTTTCTTTTAGATCTTCAGTATCAAGATTTTGAAGAATAGCCTTATTCTCAGCGATCAGGCACTTTTCCAGTTCAACTCGCAGTAGGTTTTGCTCTCGTTCCCTGACAGCTTCAGCATTTGATAATTCTTTCGTCAGCTGCTTTATCAATAGTCCATCGTTGGTTCTTTGATTGATGTTGTAGCGTTTTTCAAACCCTTCCTTTAGAAGTTTTTCAATTTGGTCTTCTTCAATGGGATCCGCTTCACAAAGCAGTTCGCTTTTTTTATTGGATGAGCATCGCCACATCGTTTTTTCTAGGTTTTTACCGAAGCGATGAAAGTTCTTTCCGCAACAGGCGCAAATTACTCTGCTGGAAAGGGGTGTTTTCTCATAATCACCTCTGTTAAAGTCAGATTTATTATCCCTTAGTATTTCTTGAACTTTTTCATAGTCCTCTTTTGAAACAATGCCTTCATGGTGGTCTTCAATATAATACTGGGGTTTATGACCTCTATTGATCACCGTTTTGTGGGTCCTGAAATCAAGTGTACACGTTTTTCTGCTAAGAACATCACCAGCATATCTTTCATTGGTCAGTATGCTTCTGATGTTGTTGTTATCCCAGTCAATCTCACCAGAACGCTTCTTGTATCCTCTTCTTATAAAGTGTCTGGCTATCTCTGTCATGTTATATCCATTAAGAAAAAGGTCATAAGCTTCTCTTACAATCTCGGCTTCCTTTTCAACGATAATCCATTCTTTATCCTTGTTGATCTCGTAACCAAAGAGCTGTCCTGCAACCACTTCGCCCCTCTCAAAACGCTTTGTAAAGGCC